CGCGCGAAGTCGTAGGTGGCCTGGGCCGCAGAGGCTGTTTGCTCGTTGAGGCCCTGCAGCTTCGTCCACAGGCTCTGGCCGTTCTCGCTGGTCGTGTTCAGGCTGCCGTCGACCTGCAGGAGGGCCTTGCCGTAGCCCTTCGCGTGATCGGTGCCGTCCTTGTAGCTGCCGTTGAGATCGAGCAGCGCCTGGTTCTGGTTGGCGACCGCCGCCTGCACGTCCAGCTCGCCGCCCGACAGGAGATCGAGAGCGGTGTGCAGCGCACGCGCCTTGGTGTCCGCGTCGGATGCCGAGTCACCGAGCGTCTTGATCGCACCCTGTAGCCGGCCGGTCGGGTCGGTGGCGTCCAGCGCGGCCGCTCCGGAGCCCTTCGTGGCAGCCGCGAGGTCCTTCTGCCGCTTGCTGGCCGACTCGAACTCGCCGGAAAGCGATCCGAGCGCGTCGGCGGCGTTCTTGTAGATCTGTCCCTGCGGCGTGTACACCTTGCCGGCCGTGCGGCCTGCGGTGACGAACCGGACGTTGTCCTCAGCGGCAGCAGACAGCCGCTTGCGCAGCGCGTCGATCGACGTGCCCTGCCCGAGGTAGGCGTCCGTCAGCTCGGTGGTACCGATGTGCGCCCGCTGCATGACGTCCAACAGGGCCGTCTTGCCGTCCTTCAGCTTCGCGTCCGCCAGGGTCTGCACGGCGGCAGCGCGAACGCTGCCGTCCATGACGCCGGCGGACTGCTGCAGCGCCGTCGTGAGGCTGGAGATCCGCTGCTGGTGCGCTGCCGCCGCGGCGGCGGCTTCCTGCTGCTTCTTCGCCAGCAGGTCCAGACCGATCATGGCGGCGCCGATCGCGACACCCCACGGCCCGCCGAGGAAGCCGTACAGTCCGCGGGCCGCGCCCATCAGGCCGCGGCCGGCGCCCGTGCCGATCGCGGCCAGCGCGCCACCGGCCGCCGACCGGAAGCCGACCAGCCGCCCGCCGGCCTCCTGGATGCCAGTAGAGGCGGTACGGAAGCTGGTGCCCATCGCGGCGATCGTCGGGGAGCGGGCTTCGAGTGCGGCGAGCCCCGCACCCCAGCGTCCGAGGGACACCCCGGCACGGCTGGCGAGGATCGTCTGCGTCTGCATGGCGCCACGCACACCGTTGAACGAGGCGACCGCCGACCGGCCGTAGCCCGTGACTGCGGTCTGCATGCCCTGGATCTGACCGCGGAACGGACGCATCGCGAGCATAGCCAGCACGGACAGCTGGATCGGACCGGGCAGTCCGGCGAAAGCGTGCGCGATACCGCCCACCAGTGCGCCGAGAGGGCGCAGAACCCCAGTCATGCTGCCCATGAGGCTGACGCCGACCTGTAGGCGGCCTGCGAGCACGCCAAGAGCGCCCGCCCCCGAAGAGACGGACGAGAACATGTCGTGCAAGCCACCCAGCAGGGGCTGAGCAGCTGCTCCCGCATTGTCGAAGGCCTGGCCGAGGGAATGGACGGAGGTGATGGCCAGCGGCACGGAGGCGACCGCAGCCGACGTGATCGCAGCCTTCAGCGGGGCGGCGAGGCTCGAGGCTGCCCGGCCGATCCCGCCGGCCGCGGCGTGGAGTTTCGCCTCGACGGACGGCCCGTAGATGTCCCACAGGTCACCGGCGATGCGGATGCCGTTCTTGATGTACGGGATGGCGTCCGAGACGCCCTTCGTCATCGACCGCGTGATTCCCTCCAGGCCCGGGGCGATGCCCAGGTAGATCTGCAGGAACGCGCTCGAGATCTGCTTTCCGAGGCCGCGCATCGCGCCGCCCAGGCCCTTCGACTCGGCGGCCGCCAGCGCTGCGGCACCGCCGACCCGGCCCACCTGCACGCCGAACTGGTTGAACGCCTCCCCGCCCTGGTGGGCGAGAGCCACCATGCCCGCGAGGGCGGGCTTGCCGAACGCCATCGCGGCGGCGGCCGTGAACTGCTGAGTGGTGAGGTGCTCGCTGGCATCGCCGAGCTGGCTGATGACGTACTGCAGGCCCTTGAACTTGCCGTTGGAGTCGAACGCTTCGATACCGAGTTCGTGCAGGCCCTTCTGGGCCTGCTTGGTCGGCTTGGCCATGTTGACCAGCGCCGACCGGAGGGCAGTACCGGCGGTCTCGCCGATGATGCCGCTCTTGCCGAGCAGGCCGACGGCGGTGGCCGTGTCCTTGATGGACACGCCCATGGTGTGGGCGATCGGGCCCACGTATTTCATGGCGTAGTAGATGTCCATCAGCTCGCCCGAGGCCGAGTTGGACGTGTTCGCGAGAACGTCCGCGACGTGGGTCGCCTCGGTGCTCTTGAGGGCGAACTGGTCCATGATGTCGCCCTCGATCTTCGCCGCGGTTGCGACGTCAGTTCGAGCAGCAGCCGACAACTGAATCGTGCCCCGGGCAGCTCTGATGGCGTCCTGCGCAGACAGGCCCGCCTTCGACAGCTCCACCATCGCGTCCGCAGCCTCAGCCGCATTCGCCGACGGCAGTTTCATGTCCGCGCCGAGCGCCTGCGCCTCCCGGCCGGCCGCCGCCATCTGCGCCCCCGAGGCACGCGTGACCTCGAGGAATTTGTTCATCGCGTCGGTGTACTCGTTGCCCGAGTGGACGATGTCGTGCAGGCCGAACAGGATCGCGCCGCCCGCCAGCAGGGCACCGAGGTGCTTGACCGGGCCGATGACCGACTCCACACCGGACCGGACTGAGCCCATGCCGGTGCGGGCCGCGGCACCCATCCGCCCGAACGCGGGTGAGGTGAGGGCCGCCTCGTTGCGCAGGGTGCGCGCTCCGCGGCCCGCAGCCAGCGCAGCAGCCTCGCCCTCCCGGACTCCCGCCGCCCCGCCGCGAGCACCTGCACCCATGCCCATCAGACCGGCGCGGGCCACCGCCCCATCGGCGCCGAGGGCGCGAATCCCGCGCCCGGCGACAAGGGAGGCCTCGCCGAGGGCAATCAGTTCACCGGTGCCGGTACGGACGATGGTGCCGAAGCCGGGCATCTCGGCGATGACGCGGACGCGCACAGTGCGGTCGGTCACGACAGCCCCCTATTCAGTTGTTGCGCATCGGGCAGGTCAGTCGGTGGCCAGCCCGAAGGAGCGGAGGACGTCGGCGGCAGCCTGCGAGGGCGGCCCGAGCTCGCCGGTCTGGAACTGGATCTGGATGGCGGCGGACCAGAGCTGCGCGAGCTGCCCGTCCGAGAGGTCGTTCCAGAACGCTGCGAACTCGTCCGGGGTTTCCGGCCGGGGTTCGATCAGCTGGGCCTCGACGAGCGCCGGGGCGAAAGCGTCCGCGTCGAAGGCCGGTTCCTCGGTGCCGCCGCGGGCCGCCGCTGCCTCGATCTGTTCCTTCGTCGGCGGATGCTCCGCCCGTAGCGCCTGGTAGGCGCGGTGCGTGATGGCCTCGAGGGTGAACCGCACCCGTGACTCTTCGGCCTGCGCCTCCAGCTCCTGGAGGCGCTTGGCGACGTCCCGGGCGGATTCTGTCCCATTGGCTTCGTCGTGGCGCGTCGCCCGCTCGAGAAGCTGCTCGAGGGCATCGATCTCCGATGCGGCCTCGGCATTCATGACGAGTTCGACGATGTGCCGCGGGCGCTGGATCTTCGCGCGGATGTCGGCGAACGTCAGCGCCGGCTTCGCGGCCCGGCGTGCGGGCGGCTTCCTGCTCGTGGTGGTCATGGGTTCCCTGTCTTTGATGTGCTCTTACATGGCCTGGTGGACGGCGATTTCGATACCGGCGACCAGGTCTTCGGCGTTCGCGTCGAGCGCGGGGCCGAGATGGGGAATCGGGGCTGTGACGCTGGTGCCGTACTCGACGATCGCGCCGTAAGGCGCCTGCCCCTTCAGGGACTTGTCCGGCCCGATCTCGCCCTCGATGCCTTCGGCCTTGACCTTGATGTCGTATGTGATGGTGCGCGGATAGTGAACCCAGCGAGGGTGACCGGAAGCGCGTGACTGCGCGTCGCGCTTGACCTTGAGAGAGGTGACCTTCACGGCCTTCGCCGCGTTCACCCGCAGCCGTTCAGCGAAGGTGCCCAGGTCGTCCACTACTACGGTGAGTCCGATCACGTCGATTCCCGCCATCACTGCTCCCTCCGGAACACGCTGACCTTCAGGCCCTCGGTCTTGCCGCCGTCTTCTTGGTGGGCGGCCACACGTCGCGCGCCGGCCAGGCAGGCGTGACATTTGGTGATCGACGCGTCGTAGGCGAACTCGTTGTCCGCGTGCGTCGACTCGGCGAGCAAATGCCCGCAGTCCCCGCACAGGCCGGACTCGGCCTCCATCAGCGCCATCGCCCACCAGCGGTCCTCCGGCAGCCACAACGGCTCACCGGGGGCAGGCTGCGGCCGTCCGAGGAGGATGCTGCGCGGAATGCCCCACGCCCTGGCCGCCTCCACTTCCCGCCGGTACGGGAGCCGGTGATCCCGCAGGCGGCCTACGAGAAAGGGATCGGCGACGGCTCCTCGTTCACCGCCAGCGCGGTGGCGAACAGCGTCCGCGCGGTCCCGTCGTTCACCACGTCCAGCAGCCGGTCCACCTGCGCCGGCGTGAGCGACGGCTCGACACAGCAGGCGGCGAGGAGCGCGGGCAGGAACGTGCTGGCGTCGTAGGGCTCCTTCGAGTCCTTCGGGGCCGGATGGGCGGCGAGCAGGTTGCTGTAGGCGCGGTGCCCGAGCGCCCGAAACCGGAACTCGACCGCCGTCTCCCGCACCCGCTGCCGGGCCGCCTCGATGCGCTCCTGAAGTGCGAACGCCGGATTCGCCTCACCGAGCGATGTCGGCTGCCACTCCCCCAGCTGCCCCAGCTCCGCCTCTGCCGCCTCCAACTCGGCGCCCGCGTCGCCCGCGAGACACACCGGAACGGTGACCTCGCGCGGCGACGCCCCTGCCAGCAGCTCCGAGATGTCCGGCATCAGGCGACGACAGCCCGCGTCGCCGGGTCGC